GCTTGCTTGTAGAATCACATGCCACCTGACCGACCTGCTTGCCGATTTCTTCCGGTGCCGCCAGCGGAACCATTCTTTTCAGATCGACCGGCTTCAAGCCCCGCCAGTCAACTATGTTATGAGCGGCAAACAGCTTGAGGTATTTTTCCTGATTGAGTTCCATCGTCTTTTGCATCAGTCCTTCATTCCAGCGGGGTTCGGTAGCCTGCTGGATCATCTCCTGCTGATAACTGCCCAGGGGCCGGATCAGCACTTCGAAGGTCTCGCTGCCGGGATAGGCCACCCAAACGGGTGGCAGCTCCTCCCGCGGGTCAATCAGTTCGGCAAGATTCAATGTTTTCATAACAGTCAAAGCCTTTATGCCAGCGGGTTGGTAGTGCGTTTATTAATTAACTCGAGGCGCAGGGGAGCAGTGACACCATCCATGCCAAGGGGAGCAGCTGCAGCGCCGACACATTCCAGCTTCATGGAAAAAGGAATTTTGCCCGCTCCGGAGAGTGGAGCCTCCGGATCCGCGATGCGCAGATGCGGAAAGACCAGCCGGAAGGTGTAATATTCATCGTCACTGATCAGCTTGCCGGTGAAGGTAATATCCATCTTCTTTGGAGTACCCGCCGCCCAGTTGGAGAAGAAGGCGTTGTTGGCTTCATTGTAGCGGGGAAATTTCAGGCTAAGCGAAACAACCGGAAAGCCGTTGTCATCCGGCTCGGTAACGCCATCCTGTCCGGCCACCGATTCGGAATCCATCGGCCTGGTTACGGTCAGCTCAAAACTGGCAGGATGAACAGTATCACCGACACCCAGGGCCGCGCCGTCCTGATCGTTGACCCTGAAGACGGTATCTTTATTCATGATCAATCGATTTCCCTTAAGCGGGGCAACCGATGCCAGGGTAGCGACGGTATTGGTCACACTGTCGCGGACCAGCTTATCGCAGATCATTTCAAAGCTTACCGTGCAGGGCTTGTTCATCTCGCCTGCGATCTTAAAACCATGAACCTTCACCGATGGATATTCCCACACCACATCTGTCAATTTTTGCTCTGCCAGGGTGCCGAAAACGCCGATAATTTCCGGCGTCATATCGTAGGTATTGCTGTAAGCGTCGCTGCCGACGACCAAAGCGGGAACGGAGGCGATACCCATCACCGAAGCAAGAAGAACGTCCATCCCCTGATAGCGCATATAGCCGTCAAGAGAGCCGACGGTCGACGTCTCGCCCAGATCGATGTCGGTGATCCAAGGTTGCCCGGCGCTCTCGTCTTTTTCCATGGTGATGGTTGCCTTGATGCCGTCCGAGGTAATGAGCAGACCGTCACCGGCCCCGCAGGCAACCGGGGTATGCCATGCTGCTGATTTTTTAAAGGCTGCGACAAATTGCCGACCTGAAATTTCTTTTGTCATTGCTGCACATCCTCCACTTAAGGGAATTTAGGTAAATCGGGTAAACTGCATAATGACCGGGACCAGCATGATAGCCTTGCCGTCTTCAATCAATATTTCAGACTCGCCCTGGGTAACAGGGATGGCCGTGTCATAGGTGCCGGAAAAGGTATGGTCTTTCAGCAAGGCCAGGACATCGACTGCAATATCAAGGACACCTTTCTGCCCGGCGGCACCAATCACCATGGCTTCCTGCTTCTGCATTGAGACATAGACGGCAATTGTCACGGTCAGGGTATCTTCGTCCTGATCCCCGGCAAGGGATGCAAACTGAATACCGCCGTCTTTGATGCCGATAGCCGGGTAACTGCCGGACTTGCGAATCAGGCGGATATCTTCGGTGATATAGATATCTGCAGACCGCATATAACTTATTTCGGAGCGCAGCCGGGCTTTACAGTTAGTTACGAGTGTTTTCATTTGGCCTTTAAAAATTCTTTAAAGAGTCTCTGGTAAAGATTCTATCTTCGCTGATCACTTCCGCCCCGTCGCTTACTGCTGCGGCAGGATCCCCGAGACCAAGGCCGACATCACCGGCCTGAATCCGGCCCAGCAGCTTGATCACGTTGTTGTATCTGACCTGCCAGTGATCCGGCGGGCCTTCCCTGCGTGAGTAGAGGTTAAAGACAGCCAGATCACCGGCCATCTTGGCCACGATAGGCGGTGCCGGGTTAAGCGGCAGGCCGTACCGTTCGCCAAGATAGGCGTCGATCTCGACGTCAGCTGCTTCCAGACTGTTGTCGACAACAGCGGTATCAATGACGCCATCCCCGGCATCATCGGTCAGATCGATCAACACCGTTTCGTTGAGGATTTTTTTAAGATCGTCCAGGGTGGCGTAGGGCATGATTATTTAGCCCTGTCAAGAATTTCCTGATCCTTGGCGGTTGCCTTCGCTTTGGCTTCTTTTTTAACCGGCGGTTCCGGTGCTTCCGGCAGATCCTCTAATATCTTTTGATCAACCAGGGGCTCGCCTTGCTCGGTCTCCATTTCCACCAGAGCGCCGACTTCGTAACGCTTTTTCTTGTAGAGGATCGGCGAAGCGACGATATATTCTTTTGTTTCTGCTTTGTTCTCAGGCATTTTGTGCCCTCCTTGTATTTTTCAGAAAAGGGGGCGGGCTTGAGAACCCGCCCCTAAGTGCGAAACAACATCCGGGTGTTAAGCCCGGCTCTTAGTCCGCGATCGCGTTTTCAACGAAATAGCCAAGATCGGGAGCGCAGATCACCTCTTTGACCGATTCACCAGCACGAACCATGGTACCACCCCGCAGCCCGATGTTCTTATCCTCCCACTGTCCGGCGATACGGGTACCGAACTGTGCGGTCACCCCGAAGGTTACGCCGCTCCTGGTGTCGGCGGTCTTGTCGCGATAGAGCAGCGCCAGGTGCTTACCCCAAGTGCGGGCAAGAGACATGGCCTGGCCTTTTTTGGCGGTATTGACCCAGGCGGAACCAACCAAGATATCCTCCAGCTCGAACAGCTCGGCAATCTGCCGTCTGGTAGCAACCCCGGCATCACCAGAGTTGCCGTGAACCGCTTTTACGATCTGCGGATGAGTGGCGAGTTTACTGAAAACCGCCCTGCCGATGGTCATAATATTGCCGCGCAGGACCATGGAATCGAGTGCCCCGTTGATAACCGAAATGGGATCAGAAGTGTCATAAGCGGAAAACTGATCACCCCCGACCAGGGCAACCTTATTGTTGGCTCCGTAGGTGGCGGCATTAAAGACGGTTGAAGCAACACGGACTTCCCGATCAAGCTCGACAATGTTCATAATCCCCTCGGAGGCGCGGCCAAGCGGATCGTAGTTCTCCGGAGCGTTGTCGATATCTGATTGCGGGATAGCATCGTCAAGACCGAAGTCCTCGGTGGAACCGGTCTTTTCGACAGCTGAGAATGACACCTGGTTGGGTTGAGATTTCCGGCCGACCTTGGTATCAGGCACGGTGAAACCCTCAGCCATGGTCTGTTCCATCCACTTGAATTCCTGCTTGCCGACCGGGACCCTGGGCAGTACCTCGTCGGCGATCATCTCTTTATTGCGAAAAGCAATAACAATGGCCATCAAGGCCGGGTTTATTGCAAAAGGTGCTGGCATGTTCTACTCCTTGTGTTGTTTAATTTGGGCGGACTTCAAACCCCGCCCGTGAATTTTCTGAAACTACTTTGATTAAACAGTGCCCTGGGCGAGCAGTACCAGACCGATATCTCCGGCTGCAGCGGTTACCCTGGCAATACCTACAGTCCGATCTCCTGCTGCAGCCGTGACTGCCTTGCCGTCTGCATCGGCGGTCACTTGCGCCCCACGGGCGACAACTCCACCGAATTCAACCTCTACAACTCCCATGGTATGGATATCGACACGGCCACCGGAAGCGGCCCCCAGGGAGTCGGACACCCCGAAGGAAAGATCGGCTGCAGCTGCTGCCTGGAGGGCGACACCATCGGCGGCACCCGGTTTGCAAATGCGGTATGGAGCAATCGCCGCGCCTGCTGTGAAATTTTCCGTTAATTTGGGCTTCATATGACCTTCTCCTTGTTGTTTGTTTAATGGGCGGGGTTAGTCCACCTCTATGGTTCTTTTGTTACTTGGCGGTTACGTTGTTTCTTGTTACATGAGCTACGGCCTGGGTGAAGCTGATGCTTCTTCCGGCTGCTGCCTCGCCATCCCTGAACTCGGTTGCCAGCCTGGCGATCTCGTTATAGTCGCCGTCCTTGACCACACCTTCATCAACCTTGGCATGTTCCTTGAAATTCACCGTCTCGGGCAATTCGCTTAAAAAGCCGGTGAACCAGTCGACATTGCTTCTTTTGACCGGCTGTCCTTTTTCCATAAATTCAATCGTTGCCTCGCCGTCCAGTCCTTCCATAAACTCTTTCAGCCCGCCATCAAGCCAGGCGGGAAGGGGACCGCCTTCACTCACCGGCTTCGCACAAAAAGCGGCGATTGCTGCTTTTGTTGCGGAATTTTTTTGCTGACGTTCCGCTTCGGCAAATTCGGCAGCTGCCGCCTGGCGTCCCTCTTCCTTGGCCTTCTCTCTGGCAGCTTCAATATCTGCCTCGGTAAATGTTGTTGCTTGTCCTTGTCCCGGCACATCGGCCTCCATTGTGTTTTTTTCGTTGTACAAGGAAACCTCCGGAGTATCCCGAAGCGCCTCCTCTTTTAAGGTATCGACGTCCCAGTCAGGAACAATCCTGTCTGCAGCCTCAACCCCCTTCTCCTCTATCAGGTATTCCCGCAGCCTCCCGAACAGTCGGGCAACTACACCCGCCCGGTAATCGGAAAACTCGAAAGATACCGGTTCGCCTTCATTAAACTGCAAATCAGCCAGCCCCTTGACCGCAGGCGGTACCGCTCCCAAAAAGCCGACATGGCGCAGACTGCCGTCCGGATAAAATGCCGCCGATCGCTTCTTGTAACGACCCGCCCTGACCAGCTCTTCAAATTCCGGTGCCACACCCTTGAACTTGGCCATAAGAATCTTGGTGCCGTCCAGCTGGACCACGCTCTTTAATGCTTCGGTCCAGCCGTAAGCCGGGCCGTTGTCTTTCGGGTGGCCCACTACCAGGGGTGGTTCGTGTTTTTCGGCTGAGAAGGCGCCAACCGCCTTATCGATCATCGCGTCGCCGTCATGCTCTCTGCCGGTGGAGTCAACCTGCTTGCCGCCCCGGAAAATCTCTACCCAATCTTCAAAACCCTTAAAATTTGGCATTTACGCCTCCTATCATATGATTTGCTATCGCCGATTCTATCGACAAGATATCTTCCTGCTGCAGCAGCATGAACGGCCTGGCCGGAATGTCGCCCCAGGGAACCGACATCTTCCTTGTATGAGCCCGAACAAAACTCACTCCGCTGGCCGTCTTCTTCCTTCCGCTTTTGATGTTGGCGGAAGTGTTCTTCCTGCTATGGGCAGGTATCCTTGCTACCACGGTGCCAAAGCTGGCTTTCTTGGCTCCGTAATTGTGTGTGGCTGCATAAATGACATTGGTGCCGACGATTACCCGGTCATCGGCCACGGTAGAGCTGATGGAATTCATCAACCGTCCGCTCTTTCTGAGCGTCTGGCCGCGCTTGCCATCTGCCCGTTTGGAGGCCTGCCATTTATTGGGCCTGCCCCCCGATCGGAAGTTATACCTGATAGACTCCCTGGCGATCGCGCCGATGGTTCTCAACCCATTGCCCTTGTTCGTCCCTCGCTGGACAATTTTGGCCAAAACCGTCTGTAGTTCACGGTCATCTATTTTTATCCCTGGGCTAATCATCCAATGTGCGTTTAAACTATGTTTAAATTTTTCTGTGCTTGACGGACGGCCCTAGTGCCGTGTCACCAAGCGCAGGGGTACTGAAAATCGCGTGACGGTCAATTTAAGGCGTTTTCTCATCCAGCAGCCCACCAAGCTCCGCTTCGACCAAACTGGCCAGTTCGGGCGGGTATGTTTTTAGCCGTTCCCGGATGATCTTATCCGTCTGCTGCCACCAGTCCTTCCCGGGATTGGAATCAAAACCCACATCCGGGCTGACGGGCGACACCTCCCGCACGGCACCGGTACCGGTATTCACCAGCTCGGTTTCCCCGGTGGCCGAATTTTCCGTTGCCACGTCCAGCCCTCTACTTGTTACCTGCTCCCGTGTCAGCCCTGACACCGAGCATCTGCAGCCGTAGCCGTTGGGCGGATACCAGCTATTCCATATAGGGTGATCAACCGGATAAACCCTGCCGTCCATATCTCTATGTGTAGGCCTGACCACACCGTCATTGATGGCGTCATACATCCAGTAGGGCAGGATATCCTTTTCCTGCTGCAGCTGGTCATAGCGACCGACGTTGTAGGCGGTCTGAATATTAGTTGAGAAGATATTGGCCACCCGCCAGGGGTTCTTGCCGTTCCAGCCGCGCCGGGCGAAGGTCTCAACACATTCGTCCTGAAAGTCTTCAAAAGTGGTGCCGTTGTCGATTGCCCGCTGAAGGGCCTGAAAGACCGTGTTCAGCTCGTCGCCCTTGGCAATGCCCGAAACGGCAAACGCCCGGCCCTTGGCTTCGTCGGCAATAGCTTTGAAGACTTCCGGCTCTACCTGGACCTTATCCCGCCAGAAAGCCTGAGCCCCGCGCATGGGCAGCGAGAATTCCTGGTCAATTACCATCCTGCACCATCCTGCGTCCGAGCAGCTGCCCGTTAAGCAAAGCGTTATCCAGGCCAGCCTGCAGATCGCTCACATCCATCTGGTGATAAAAGGCCAGCAGTCCGTCCATGGCCTCTTCGTAGCTGCTCGCAGCGCGCACGATTTTCACCAGCTCGGATTCGTTTTTTGCCAGCGGATCAGTAGCTGCAGAAGCGGCGCCAAGCTCATCCAAGGCGCGTTGATGCTCAGGGTATGATCGGCCGGCAAACCCGCCTTTTATCCCCTCGGCAAATTCAGGTACCTGGAATCCGACAGAAGGGGCGACAACGAGGGGACCGCCTTCGGGTACCGGCAATTTGTAGGTGGTGTACCAATAGTTAGCGTCGACCTGGACCCCTATTTTCGTAGTCAAGATCTCATCACGTTCGGCCAGTTCCTTTAGGACGGACTCGTTTTCGGTGATGTAGGCCATCTTCGGGTAATCGGTCACCCCGGCAAAATTATAGCTAACAAGCCACTTGATAAGCGTGTCGCTCAGGCACTCGGCAATCATTCCGGCATCGGCAACTTTTATGTCCTGGCGGACCTCGTCATGGGTTTTGGATGCCGCATAGGAGCCACCGCCGCCGCTGGATACTTCGGTCGTCAATGTCTGGCCCAATACCGCTTTGCTGATTTGCCGGTCCATGTAGTCGCAAAGCGATTCATAGGTGACCGTACCGCCCCGTGAAGCCTCCATAAGTTCGACAAGCATGCTATCAGGGACGATGATCCCCGTTTCGCTATGAATGGCAGCTACGGCATCCTTCAAGGTCTTTTTGTCTTCAGCCTTGGCCCCGGCTGGATACTTGCCCACGGCTGTCGGCATCCCGAATTTTTCCAGGAAGATGAGCCAGAAGCGGATTCCCTGTTTTTTAAACCAGACCGGCCACCATAAACGCTGACCCAGTGCCTTGCCATAAGGGTTATCGCTTGATCCGTAACTGAATACGATGAACTTGCGCTCCGGTACCGCCTCGCCTTCCTTCGGCTGGGCCTTGGTCAGCATGCGCAGCTCGCGCTCTTTACTGAAGCCGAAGCGCCGGGGGTGCTTGGCCAGGATCTTGGCCGGGACAATCTTCTTGTTCACCTCCGTCCACATTATTTCACCGACATAGTAGCCGTACAGGATGCCTTGCAGCAGCTCCTGTACCGCCTGCAGCAGGTTGGTGTTCTTAAGGGCATGGGTTACAAAGGCGGCAATCTCCCGCGATTTATCATCATCGGCACCGGGCTTGACTTCCCATTTTTCCCCGGCGACCGACAGGTACCTGGTCTGCAGCACCGAGCCGGAATGAGCGTCACGGTCCACCTCGTCGTACAGCTTCAGGCCCTTGCCCTTGGACTCGGTTAGAATGGTGCTGTCCGGGTTATCGAGAAAATAGCCCGCCGTAATATCGATGTCCTTGTGGATGACCGCGATCTCG